AAACGGCCATGTATTCACGGACGTTACTAAAATAGAGATTCTTAGGGTCTGAGGCGAAGCTCTCAATCGTGCTTTGTACCTGAGCATTTTCGTGTTGTTCTTTCATGTAGTACTGTTGTTGCTGTTGCTGCTGCATTTCATAAATTTGACGCTGCAACTGCTGGACGACAGGATCTACATTCTGTTGTTGTGGTGCTCCTGCACCTAAATCCACCCCAAAACGCTGGGCTAGATTTAAAATAGCTGTTCGTGGATCAGTTCTTAGCATGTGAGCTGTTTGGAGTAAATTACTCACCGCGCCCACTGTGTCACCACCCTCTGCTCGAATCATCGGCAAATAGGGAGTGATCACGTCTTTAATTTGTTTGCCTAAAACTCGCTCTTCGTCGAATTTCGTAAAACCTTTGTGTACTTCTTCCTCTCTGCGGGCAATTTCTTGCTGGATTTCAGGAGGTATTTCAGCGAACTTGGCCTTAGCAACAGGCGTCCATGAGTCAGGCGGACGAATTGCTTTGGCTTCGGTTTTAACCACTTCTGGCTGAGTAATAGGCGTCAATTCTTTGGCGACTTCAGACTCTACCGATTCTTTTGTCGCAACCTTAACAGGCTCTACAACCTCTTCTTTTTTGGCAAATTTCCCCTGTTCGTCACGAGCACGCTCAAACGCTAACTTGATGCTAGTATTTAAACTTTCCTCTTCTTCATTATTGCTGGAGTCTAAACTCTCAATAACTTCACTCATCTATATTTCCTCATGACCTCGTGGGTCGCTTGTGTTAGTTCGTTTCGTACATTGTGATCTGCTTGTGGTCTTGCTGTAGAAGGTTTTTCGTTACCGATCTCTACATATCCGTTTCTTTTTAGATATTCTCTGTGTTCGCGACGACTTGTAATCATCGGTGCTTCGCCTGTTTTTGCATCTACTCCCATTGCTTGATAGGGCTTAATATCCTCAATCACATAGTGTTTAAACTTTGAAGGCGTGAACTCTACTTTAGGCATCTCAACCAATTCTTTCATGGCAGAACCACAACAGACTCTTTCGCCTGCATTCCAATCTTTGAAAAAACACCCGCAACTAGAACAATAAATATCCATCATTCCCCCATTGGTCTGTCAGCCTGTGCAGCCGCTTGTAGTGCATCAGCTTCATATTGTCTTTCTTGCAAAGCAGCTTGATTTGCTAAAGTGGCTGCATGTCGTGCGTTTTCATTAAACAATTGTTGTTCTTGAGTATGATGCGCATTAGCTTCGGAGGAGGCTTGCATCATATTTGAGTGTTGCATCTTCAAGGTTTCTATTTCAGCATCATGCTTCATTTGCATTTGTTCTAACTGGATTTTGTTAGAGTGCTTCAAGTTTTCTAAAGCTGCTTGTGCATTTATGGTCGCCTGATCGGATTGCATTTTGTTTTGAGCCTTCAACCCTTCTAACTGTTGCTGGCCTTGCTGTTTCATTTGCTCTACTTGAACTTGTGAGTCAGGCTCTTTAGGTGGCGCGGGCGGAGGTTGTTTAGACAGCTCGACCATTTTGTCCATAGATTCCTGAAATGCGGATTCGGTAGGGCGCCCCACTTTGAATGAGCGAACCAAGAACATAATGGATTCTGCAACCGGAGCAATTAACGGAGGCGCTTGCTGTACGATCGCGGCGGCTTGTTGTAGTGCTTGGCTGATTGTATTCACAAACTCTAAGCGTTGATTTTGTTCTAATTGTGCATCTTGAGAGATCGTTGAATCTGTCTCAATGTCTATTCGGAAGCTACGCGCACAATTATCTCTCAATAATTCTTCAACATCTTCCCAGCTTGGCTCATTCATTAAATCTAGTTGATCTTGTGGAATCTGAGGCATTTGTGGAGGTAGCATATTAGAGTTTTGCTGTGCTTGCTGTTGAGCCTGCTGCATGACCATTTGTTGTTGCTGAATCATTTGCTTTTCTTGATTCGTTAACAGCTTAATCCCAGAGATCTGTTTGATAGTCTCAATCTGGAAGTGATTGGCAATGATCTGCGCAGCAATGCGGAGTAAGTCTCTCGCAAATCTCTGCACATCTCTCTGCATGTCATTTAAACGAACAGAGGCGTAGTTAGACTTGATTTGCTGAGCGGTAGCGGTTTCGTTTGGATCTGAAGCGCCGCGAATAATGTCTGACATCCCGCTGATTTCGTAAAGGTCTTGCTTAACCTTCTCACGAATATCATAAAGGGTATGCAAGACCTGCGCGATCTCAGCGACAGGAAGCATTGAAATAGCCCCCTGAATCCCACCTTTCTCAGCAAACATTGCCCAGTTATCCACAGGGATTAATGAGTTTTCCACACCTTCATTCAACAATCGACCAATCCCAGAGGCTGAAGAATCATAAACACCTGCCACTTTGATAGCTTTAGTAATCATTGCAATGCGTTGCGATAGCGTATCTAAATCACGCGCCTGATCTTGATAGAGTGCGTAATCAGGAACAGGGATATTTGAATCATTCGTGATAGTCGCGAACATAGGCTTAGGGCAGGGGAAGAAGCAATCCAGCTCCAAAGGATCGTCGCGCACGTCTAAAGGTTCTGGATAGTTTTTGCTAATCCAGATAACTTGTTCTGTTTCTTTGTCCCAAATCTCGTAGATTGTCGCTTTCTTGCGGGGAGTATCATCAGGTGCATCCTCAGCCTTATGGTCTAAAGGAATTTCATTGCCGATTTTGTCGCCAAATCTTTCTTTAACTTCTTTGCGAGTTAAATAAGCCTTACGCCAAACAGCGCGAGTTTCTTCCCATGTCCTAGCTTTTGAATACCCAAAATCCTCGTAAAACACGTAATCATAAGCGATCTCTTCATATTCTACTTCGTCAGGCTCTTGACTTGATTCGGTAGCTTCTTCCTCTTCAATATCATCGGTTAATTGAGCGCCTTCGTCTTGGATCTCTTCATTGCCGACTATTTTCTTGTCTTTGAAGTGAGGCACATACCGACACCAAACTACACCACGCCCCGGCAAAAGCCTGTCCATTATCCCTTCGCGCATTACGTCACCGAATTGGTGATTAGCAATACTGAATGATAAGGATCTCTCCAAGGCGTCAGAAGCCACACGACCTACAGGGTCTTTGTCTTTGAAGCGCCTCTCAACTTCAGGGGTAGGATCTTTTGCGTAGAGGGCAGGCTTTAAGGTCTGAATGTTAGACCAGAGAATGTTGTAGCGAACTTGAGTGGCGTTGTCGTCTTTGCGCTCATCTTTGTAGAGTTTGACTATTTTCTTAGAGCGGTCGATCCACTTACGAGAGTCTTTCTCGTATTGCGCTATTTCGTCAGCCCAATACTCTTTCAGTGGATTCATTATTGATTCCAGAAGACCGTGATTGCTATGGTTCCACCAAGAGTGATATTTAATGAGCTAGATAGTTGTGCGTTGATTGGCAGATAAAAAGGTGCCGATGTAGTGGCTGCTGTAGTGGTAGCTATCACCGAAGTTGCGCCATCAGTTACGGCGATTGTACCGGCGGTGGCAGACGAAACTAAAATACCCACTAACGTACCTTCACCAACAAATATATTGTTTGTAGTGGCTGATATTGCGCGGTAGCTTGATCCAACGGGAGGGGTGACTCTGCTCATATTCTTTCATACCCTTTTGATGTCTGCTCACCATAAAATACATCGTGCGCAGTAAGTTCGTGTAGGAATTTAGGCGCGGCTTTTTTAGGCTCTACCTTTGTTTCTCGTATCCAGCTCAAAGCTAAATATCTAAATGCGTCTGCGGCATGTGAGGCCCAGTTGTGCAATGCTTTTTCCTTAAAACATTTCTTATCATCATCCCACTGTCTTTGATAGTTCCGCAGGGCATCAATTCCATCCGCGCATTTGTCTTTATCAAAATAACAATTAGGCAATAACATCCTAGCGGCTTGGATTCCTTGCTGCTCTGATTCATCCGGTACACGCTCTACATTGCGCACACCTAAATCATACATTTGTCTAATTATAGACTTTCCAGCTCCTTGGATTGTTTCATTGAATGCGTCATGAGGCATAAAATGTCTAGCGTATTTATACTCTTTTTTATTAAGAACGTCAACGTAATAGCTTATATCCTTACCGTTGGTTGCGTGATAATCAATAATTCTCAACTTACCCATTGGCTCCATTTGAAAGAACCATATCACCGTATCATCTGAGTATCCTATATCCCAAGCAGTAAACACTTCGCGATCAGCAGGTAAAACTTCAGTGATTCGATTTTCTTTCTCAGCTGCTTCTATCCATTGCCCATAGAATGCCCCCATAAGAGCTGCATCAAATGAACAGTGATATTCTTGACGAAAGAATGAGTCGCCTTCCATCTCTCCGTATTCCCTTTGGAATTCCATGCGCTCGATGTCTAGCTGTTGCTGCGTAAATACCGTGGTTTTATCTGCGGGGAGCACTTGGGCGAACCATGAATCATCACTAAGCGCCCCCTCGAGCGTCCTCCATCCATGATTCCTTCCCCTTGGCGTGTAAATAAAGAACGCCCAACCGCCATTCTCTGCAAGTATCGGACGAATATAAGCCCAAGCGCTTGGATTTGAGAGAGACCATTCGGAAAAAACCACACCACATGGGGTGGATCCGACCAGCTTGTTATATGAATCAGAACCGACAACTTGCCAAGTAGATCCATTCTTAAAGATGATCTGCATCTCTTGGTCACGAGTCGTCTTTCGAATTTCGAGGGGAAACGCTTCATCTATTCTTTTCCTTCCAGTGTGTGGGTTGACTGCATCCCAAATAGCCTTTCTTGCTTGTCCATATTCAGGGAGCATATGCCAGTAGTTGCCTACTCTTTCGAATGCTTTTACCGCTGCGGTATGTAAACAGATTTCATCCTTGCCCGCTCTTCGATGCCAGACTGCGACAGCTCGCTTACCTCCGCCCTCCATGTAATTCCAGAGAGGCATTTGGTAGTCGCGTGGCTTCCAGTTATTCGGTAGTTGGATTGTTGCCAATAGATGCTCGTATAGCTATTAGATAATTCATTATGCCTGTGGGGATATAGCCGCGCTCATTAAGATCTTTCATGTCATCAACGCTTAAATCCCATGTGCCCATCTCAATTAGCTTCATGCCATCTTTGAAGCGCTCAATATCAATTTTACGAAATGGGTCTGAATAATCTGTCATTTATCTTTATCTCCAAACCTTACTATTTGTATTGTTAGCTCGCCGCCATTAGCTCCTGTAAGCTCTTGCTGAGTCTTATCTGAGTATCCATGCTTGGTAAGCATTAACTTGGTGATAGTCGAGTTAAAATCACCCGTTAAGCCTTTATCGAATAGCTTTTGCTCTTGTTCTGCGTCAATTTCGCCTAAGATGTCGGAAAAACTAGCACATAAATCATCTTTATCGGCCTTAGACTCCCAATCGTAGATGGTGTCGCGGTGTATTTTTAGATGCAGCGCAAGACCTACCCGAGACGGAATTGAAGTGGTGTACTCATTTAAATAAGTTCTAGCCTTATCTAATACCTCTTGATTAAGCTCTCTTGGCCTAGCCATTATTTAGACCTCATGGCAATAAGCTCTTCATAAGTAATTTTCTTTTTTGGGTTTGTATACTTAAATAATGCGACGCCAGCAGCAAAGCCAAAAAGCTCGTAATCTGCCTGCCATGCCAATTCATCTAAAATATCCCATACAAATAAAGCGCTTTCCCCGGTTATAACTTCTCCGCTTAAGCATGAAAAATAACTACCCATCGATAAGCAAACCTTTTTATCGCCATTTAACTTGGCAAGAATGGCATCTTTTTCTTCTTGAGTGACAATAAGATCTTTCATT